AAACTGCACATAACCCAACAATATGTCTACAAAACTGCAAATAATATACATGTCTACAAAACGTGTCTAAAAAAAGCCAAAAAGTGTACATATGCTGCACTGCAATAAAATGTGTAATATACTACACAAAAGGTTCCAAAACGGAACCTAACAACTAAAGGAAAAACCATGTTTGATTTCACAAAACAAACCAAGCAGTACGAAGAGTTGGCACAACGTATCAAAGAAGTAAACGAGTTCTGGTACAACTACATGTTCTCCAGTATTAAAGACCTCTTTAATACACGCAAAGCTAATTAAAGCAAAAAAAGCCCCGGGGTTACCGGGGCTTAAACTAATACTCACGAGGAATCAGGAGTCAAACGAAGGAGTAAAAACCACCTGATGTAAAAATTATACATCACAAATCAAAAACAATATATAATCCAGACAATATCGTGAGCACCACACGCAACCAAAGGGGATTGATTTATTTTGTTTTTAGAACATCTAGTTTCAGCATCCGCCGCAGACTACACACCTGATCTTATACAAGATCAAACATCCTTTACCCCTTTAGAAACGCTCACCCCCGCACAAACCCTAAGTGCACAGTCCAAAACCAGTGAATGGTTAAAAGCGTTTGATGACGAAGACGACGAGATCCTGACTCAAGCTCAGCAGGAAAAAGTAGCCGATACATTCAACGCCCTCATCAAGCAAGACCCCCGATCAAAAGAAAGACTACTGCAGCTAGACTTGCCAGAAGAGATAAAGGCAGCTGTTGGTATGGTGACGGCCTACCAGTGGAAGTTTGTTGAACAAGCAGAAGAGCTGCGCAGTATGTCAGTGGCAAAGATAGTAAAAGAAACCGAGCACCCCGACGCCCGAATCAGATTAAAAGCGTTAGAGTTGTTGGGTAAGGTGACTGAGGTAGCTTTGTTTACAGACAGAATCGCCATAAAGAACGAAGACGTTACAGACGAAGAGCTGGACGCCCGTATTAAAGAGAAGCTTGGCAAGTACATGGGTACAGTCGATGTGGTAGATGCAGAGATTATTAAAACAAAACCCAAAGAAGACGAATGAACCTCGACTTCTTAACCCCAGAACAAGCGCTAGCAGCGCAAAAAGCCTTGAAAGACATGACCAAGGGCGAAAAGCTAGCGTTTCTTGACGATTTAAATAAAAAAGAACACCGCGTTGGGCTACATAAAGCCAAAACCGATCCCATTGAGTTTGCAAAACGCGTATATCCAGGCTTTAAAGTCGGACCACACCACAAAAAACTGGCAAAGATCTTCCAGGACGTGGTAGATGGCAAGAAAAAGCGCGTGATTATCAACATAGCCCCTCGTATGGGTAAGTCTGAGTTCTCTAGCTACCTGTTTCCAGCTTACTTTTTAGGTAATTACCCTGAGAAGAAGATTATTATGGGTACACATACGGCGTCTCTCTCCGAAGACTTTGGTAGGAGAGTGAGGAATTTGATAGATTCGGAGGAGTACCGTGAGATATTTCCAGACACGTTGGTCTCAGATGACCAAAAAGCAGCGGGCAAATGGTCTACTGCTTCTGGTGGTCAGTATTACGCTGCTGGTGTCGGCGGCGCTCTTGCAGGTCGTGGTGCAGATCTATTTGTTATTGATGACCCCCATTCTGAACAAGATATGAAGGCAAACAGCCGCCTTGCGTTTGATAACGCTTGGGGTTGGATGCAAACAGGACCACTACAACGTCTGATGCCAGGTGGTGCAATTATTATTGTGATGACAAGGTGGAGTCTGTTGGACTTGACAGGGCGATTGATTGACTACCAGATAAAAAACCCAGATACCATACCTTGGGAAATAGTAGAGTTGCCTGCCATTCTTGATGCCGGTACCGACCACGAGAAATCCTTGTGGCCTGCGCAGTGGAGCCTAGATGCGTTAAAAAATACACAAGCATCCATCGACCCACGGTACTGGAACGCTCAGTACATGCAGAATCCGACCTCAGATATGGCGGCGCTGGTGTCGAGAAAAGATTGGAAAATATGGGAAGGCGATGATCCCCCCAAGTGTGAGTACATCATCCAGTCTTGGGATACGGCGTTTGAAACAAAGACTACATCTGACTATTCCGCATGCACAACATGGGGCGTGTTTTATAGCAACGAGGACAAAGGCAACCCAAATGTCATCTTGCTTGATGCGTTTAAGGAACGGATGACGTTTCCAGACTTGAAAGTAATGGCACTAAAGCACTACAAAGAGTGGGAACCAGATGCGTTCATTATTGAGAAAAAAGCATCAGGCGCACCGTTAATTCAAGAGTTGCGTAAAATTGGCATACCCGTGCAAGAATTTACTCCATCCCGGGGCAACGATAAGATGGTCAGGTTAAATGCGGTAGCTGACCTGTTCACTAGTGGTAAAGTATGGGCGCCAGATACTCGTTGGGCACGCGAAGTAATTGAAGAGATTGCAGCATTTCCTGTTGGCGAACACGATGACTTCGTGGATACTACTACTCAGGCGCTGCTACGCTATAGGCAAGGCGGGTTTATCAGCTTAGAAACTGACGAACAAGATGATATGTATTACAAGTACCACAGACGTGCGGCTTACTATTAATTTGGGAACCAAAAATGAGCATTGAAAAATCGCTATACCAAGCTCCTGCAGGGCTTGATGCACTAGACCAAGAACCAGACATTGAGATCGAAGTAGAAGATCCGGAAGCGTTACGGGTTAGCGTCGAAGGTGAAGAAATACTGGACTTTGAAAAAGGTGAAGACAACGACGAGTTTAATGAAAACTTAGCTGAAATTCTTCCTCCGTCTATTGTTCAGCAAATTGCTGCCGACCTAGCCGACGACATTGATAACGACCTGTCTTCTCGCAAAGACTGGGAGACGATGTATAAGGATGGTATTACGTTATTAGGCTTGAAGTTCGAGGAAAGAACCGAGCCATGGGACGGCGCATGTGGTGTATTTCACCCAATGATTACTGAAGCAGTTGTTCGTTTTCAATCCGACACCATCATGGAAACGTTCCCAGCACAAGGTCCTTGCCGCACCAAGATTGTTGGTAAAGAGACGCCAGAGAAAAAAGAGTCTGCTCAGCGTGTCGAAGAGGACATGAACTACAACCTGACAGAGAAGATGCCTGAGTACCGCACAGAGCACGAAAAGATGCTTTGGAATTTACCAAGTGCCGGTTCAGCATTTAAAAAGGTGTATTACGACCCAAGTCTTGGGCGTCAAGTAGCTATGTTTGTACCGGCTGAAGATGTCATATTGCCGTACGGCATCTCTGAAATTAATACTTGCCACCGCATTACACACGTGATGCGCAAGACTAAGAATGACCTCTTAAAGCTAATGAATGCTGGGTTTTATGCTGACACTGAGTTAGGCGATCCAGAGAAATTTACTAGTGATATCCAAGAGAAGAAAGACAAAGAGACTGGCTTTTCAGCTAGTTACGACGATCGCTTTGAGATGTACGAGTCACACGTTGACTTGGATATTGAAGGTTTTGAAGATAAAGACGAGGACGGCGAGCCTACAGGAATCGCGCTTCCTTATGTAGTCACAATGATTCGCGGCACTAACGAAGTATTAGCTATCCGCCGCAACTGGAAAGAAGAAGACCCGCTCAAACTCAAGCGTCGTCACTTTGTTCATTATCAATACATCCCAGGATACGGTGCTTATGGTTTCGGTTTATTCCATCTTATTGGCGGTTACGCTAAGTCTGCTACTTCCATCATGCGTCAGCTCGTCGACGCCGGAACCCTCTCTAACTTGCCCGGCGGTCTCAAGGCCCGTGGCCTGCGTATAAAAGGCGATGACACCCCAATCGCTCCAGGCGAATTCCGTGACGTAGATTTAGGTTCTGGAAATATCAGAGACAACATCCTGCCATTGCCATATAAAGAGCCTTCGATGGTTCTGTCTGGCTTAATGGATAAGATCGTTGAAGAAGGCCGTCGTTTTGCCGCAACATCTGATATGAAGATTGCCGATATGTCTGGCAACGCTCCTGTTGGAACAACGTTGGCTATTTTGGAAAGAACGCTCAAGGTAATGAGTGCGGTACAAGCCCGTGTTCACTTTGCCCTTAAACAAGAACTCCAGCTTTTGGCTGGCATTATCCGTGACTACACTGATCCTGATTACACATATCAGCCAGAAGAAGGCGGACCAAACGCTAAGAAGTCTGACTACAGCGATGTTGAGGTTATTCCTGTATCAGATCCAAACGCAGCCACATTAAGTCAAAGAGTAGTCCAGTACCAAGCGGTTATCCAATTGGCACAGATGGCGCCTCAGATCTACAACCTACCTGCGCTGCACCGTCAGATGCTAGACGTATTGGGTATCAAGCATGCCGACAAGCTCGTGCCGCTAGAGGAAGATCAGAAGCCTACCGACCCAGTTACAGAGAATCAGAACGTGCTCCGTGGCAAACCAGTTAAAGCGTTTGCGTTCCAAGACCATGAGTCGCATATTAAAGTTCACCAGATGGCTATGCAAGATCCAGTCATTCAGCAACTCATTGGTCAGAACCCACAAGCTCAGGTATTGCAAGCAGCGATGCAGTCACATATTGCTGAGCACGTTGGCTATGCCTACAGAAACAAGATCGAGCTTGCACTTGGTGTTGCATTGCCTGGTGCTGATGATGAGTTACCTCCAGCTTTGGAAAAAGAGATCAGTCGCCTTATGGCAGAAGCCGCACCACAAGTGTTGGCAGAGTCACAAGCGATGGTTGCCCAACAACAAGCTCAACAAAACGCACAAGATCCGGTCTTACAACTGCAGATGCAAGAACTCCAGCTCAAGGGCAAAGAAGTTGAGATCAAGGAGAAAAAGCTTATCGCCGACGCTACAGCCAAGGCAGACGAGCTCAAGCTCAAGGAAGCAGAAATTACTTCACGCGAGCGCATTGCAGGTATGAACGCACAGATCAAAGTCTCTCAAGACGACAAAAATCGCTCTGCTAAAGAGAAGGAATTCACTGTATCTACGGGAGTAGACATGGCATTTAAACGTGCCCAGATGGGTAAAAAAGATAAAAACACAGGGGGGTAATAGATGGACATTCAAACGATGAGCGTATTTCAAGCGCTGCGCGATAAGCTCCGCGCAGACATGAACAATTTCACTGACGACTTGGCAAATGGTCAGTGCACAAGCTTTGAGCAGTACAAAGAGCTCTGCGGGGTGATTCGAGGTCTAGCCTATGCAGAGCGCCACTTAATTGACCTCGCTGAGAACGTAGAAAGAGAACTCGATGAGTGAAACCATCGCAATGCCGGATACCGGTTTAATTCTTCCACCTGGAGTTGTTGCAGCAATGGCAATCCCTAAAGTGGATGAAGAGTATGAAACAGCCGAACAAAAAGCTACATCATTACCTGACCCAAAAGGTTGGAGAATTTTGTGCGCTTTAGTTGAGGTTGGCGATAAGTATGAAAGTGGGATTATTAAAGACTCAAAGACAATCAAAACCGAGGAGTTAACCTCCCCTGTACTGTTTGTTGTAAAAGTCGGACCCACAGCCTATGACGCGGAGAAGTTCCCAGAAGGTCCGTGGTGTGCGGAAGGCGACTTTGTAATAACACGTCCATATACCGGGACGCGCATCATGATTCACGGTAAAGAGTTTCGCTTGATTAATGACGATCAGGTTGAAGCAACAGTCGAAGACCCACGCGGTATCGCACGCGTTTAATAGGAGATAGTTATGGCTAACGATGACTACAAGTTTCCCCACGAAGTGGAGGAAGAAGCAGAAGCTAAGGGTAAACCCTTAGAAGAAGACTTTGAAATTGATATTGACGCCGAAGATGACGTTGCTTTTGAGATCGAAGACGATACACCGTTGCGTGACCGCAACGCTAAGGCACTTGATAAAGAAGTTGAAGATCCTTCTGAGGAAGAGATTGAAAACTATACCCAAGGCGCTCAAAACAGAATCAAACAGCTAACACACGCAAGACACGACGAAAGACGTGCCAAAGAAGAAGCACAGCGTGAAAAACAAGAACTTGAGCGTATGACTCAAGCAATCTTGGAAGAGAACCGTAAGCTTAAAGAGTATGTAAAGACAGGTGAAGCCACCTATGCAGAAACCTTGACGGCTAAGGCTGAAGCAGAGATGGAAATGGCACGTCGCAAGTACAAAGATGCACAAGAGGCTTATGACTCTGATGCAATGCTGGAAGCGCAAGAATCTTTAACAGATGCCAAGATGAAATTGGAAGCTGCAAAAAATTTCAAGCCAACCTCTTTACAAAATGAAATAAATGATGTACAAACGTATCAACAGGCTCCCGAAGCCCCTAAACTTGATGACAAAACCTTGCGCTGGCAAGCCAAAAACCAGTGGTTTGGAACTCCGGGATACGAAGAAATGACGGCCTTTGCACTAGGGCTGCACCAAAAACTAGTTGCTACCGGGATTGACCCCCGCTCTGATGAATACTTCGATCGTGTAGATGGTCGCTTAAAACAGGTGTTTCCTGAGCTACTCGGGGGATCTGAATCTGCTCCTAAAAAGGCAGACCAGTCTAAGAAACCTGCAACGGTAGTGGCTTCGGCTTCCCGCTCTAGCGGGGCAAAGAAAATAGTCAAACTAACTACAACCCAACAAAGGTTGGCAGAGAAATTTGGCTTATCCCACAAACAGTATGCACAAGAAGTTCTTAAATTGGAGATCTAAAAATGGCTAATAACCGAACACCTCGTGATCAAGAATCACGCGAAAAAAACCCAACTCGTTATGTTTACAAACCAGCGAGCTCTTTACCAGATCCAACACCCGACCCAGATTATGATTTTTACTGGGTAGCAACAGCGATCGCAGGACAGGATAACGCCACAAACGTTTCCCAAAAGTTCCGTGATGGATGGGTTCCGGTAAAGGCAGTAGATCACCCTGAATTGCAGATTCAAGCGAATAAAGACGGCAACGTTGAAATTGGTGGATTGCTTTTATGCAAGAAACCAAAAGAAATGGCTCAAGCCCGTCGTGAGTATTATGAGCAAAAAGCCCGCAATCAGATGGAATCTGTTGACAATAGTTTTATGCGTAATAGTGATGCCCGCATGCCTCTGTTTAGTGATCGCAAGAGCACGACAACTAAAGGTAGTGGGTTTGGTAATGGTAGTAAATAACTTAAACTTTTAGGAGAAATAAATGGCTTATCCAACCGTTTCTGCTCCCTATGGTCTAGACCCTGTCAACCGTGCTGACTTTATGCCTTATGCGGGCGCAACTCAGCAGTTGCCGATTGCAAGTACTTATAATACTGCGATCTACAACGGTGACATCGTTATGGTCAAAGGTGGCAACGTAATCAAGTCCAACGTAACTGTTGACGCTACAACTGACAACACAGCGAACCTCACTTTTGGTGTGTTCTTAGGTGTTCAGTACGTTAATACACAGCAACAAACTGTACAAGCTCAGTATTACCCAGGTAATTCTTCAGCAACTTCAGCTATTGCTTATGTAGTTAGCGATCCTATGGCTGCATTTAAAGTTGCAGTTACATTCAGTGGCAACACTACTGTAACCACAGCTAACTCTTCTGTTGTTGGCGCAAACATGACAATCCGTCAAGGTACTGGTTCTGCCACTACCGGCAATTCTGGACTATCTGTTGTTGCACCAGTAATTGGAGAAGGTAATGCTGCTGCATTGCCAGTTAAATGTATTGCTGTAGTTCCAGCAACAGCATCCGGTAACAACGCTTACACTGAAGTGATTGTTAAATTGAATAACCCACAAATGCTCTTGGCTGCGGCCCAGAACTACGTCTAAGGAGCTAATTAAATGGCTATTTCACGCGCACAGCTCCTAAAAGAGCTATTACCAGGTCTTAACGCCTTGTTTGGATTAGAGTACAAACGTTACGGCGAAGAGCACCGCGAAATCTACGAAACAGAGAAATCTGAGCGTAGCTTCGAAGAAGAGACAAAACTGTCCGGCTTCAGCGCTGCACCAGTCAAGAACGAGGGCTCAGCCATCGCTTACGACAATGCACAAGAAGCATTTACAGCTCGCTACAACCACGAAACCATCGCTTTAGGTTTTTCAATCACTGAAGAAGCGATTGAAGATAACTTGTATGACAGCCTCTCTGGTCGTTATACAAAAGCATTGGCTCGTGCAATGGCATACACCAAGCAAGTTAAAGCTGCTTCTGTATTGAACAACGGCTTCACAACCGGCTATAACGGCGGCGACGGCGTTCCACTGTTCTCTACACAGCATCCTTTAGTTTCTGGTGGCGTTAACAGCAACACTCCAGCAACAGCTTCTGACTTGAACGAAACTTCATTGGAAAATGCAGTTATTCAAATCGCTGCTTGGACTGACGAGCGTGGTCTGTTGATCGCTGCAATGCCACGTAAATTGGTTATCCCACCAGCATTGCAATTCGTTGCAACACGCTTGTTGGAAACTAACTTGCGCGTAGGTACAAACGACAACGACATCAACGCATTGAAGAACAACGGTTCAATCCCAGAAGGTTACGCAATTAACCACTACTTGACCGACACAAATGCTTGGTTCTTGACAACTGACGTACCTAACGGCATGAAGCACTTTGAGCGTATGCCTTTGGC